TAGGCGAGGTTTAAAAATGATGATTTCGCACGACAGCGCCTTGGCTTTGGCCTATGCGCTTCAGAAAACCGATAAAGGAATGCCCTCGCCGTCGGCCTTCCGTCGCGAGTTCGACCGCTCAAAAGTCTTCATGGTGATGAAGCAGAACTTCGACGACTTCATCCGGCTGACGGTCGTAATGGATGGCGGTCACCGTTTCGATATCGACAGCGACAAAGTCACGTTCAATATCGACCTCGCTGCCGACTGGCTGGTTGGTGAAGGATGAAGAAGAGTCACGGCCCAGCGTTCCGCGCCGTCCTGCTTGAGCTGGCCCTGTGCCCCGCCTGCCGGGGTCGCGCAGTGATCAAGGGCGTTTTCCATGACTTGGCCTGCGTTCAGTGCAACGCGTCGGGCTGGGTCGCCGCCGAGACAGGTGAGGCACTCCCGCTTGAAGTGCTGGTGACTCAGTTGAGTATTCGCCTGCAGGCCGCTAACCGACGTATCGAACAATTGAAGCGCCCGGTGCAGACACCCGCGGTGGCTGCCCACTACGAACAGAACAACCGCCGCGGTGCCGGTGGAACGAATTACACAGGGGATTGACCATGATGACTCGCAACACGCTGCACCGCCCGCTGGGTGAAACTGAAAATATGCTCGAGCAGTGGGGCTACTGGAGGATGGATGGCATGGGTGTGCCCAGCTACGCGTCGCCCACGCTCGCCCTGATGCGGGATGCCATGCCGATGCCAGGTAAGTCGTATGTGATCACCGACGAGCTTGCCGGCCTTGTTGACGCCGCCGTTGCCGGTCTGTGCGCTCGCCATCAGCAGATGGGCGATATGGTCTGGTTCTATTACGGTGCCAAGTGGCCCGCGATTCGGGTCGGTCGCCAATTCGCAATGAGCGAGGGCAAGGCGCGCGAGTTGATCAAGGCTGGTGCTGCCTGGGTGGACTGCTATTTGGAGGGCGTTCGCTCGGCAGCGTAAAAAAGAGTTGTCCATATGGAATAGCTCTGTTTTCATGGCACGGTGTTCAGCTGTTCCAGCGCGGCACCCCTGATGATTAAGCCCAGCCGAGTGCTGGGTTTTTTGCTTTATGCAGATGAATGCGCAGGCTGATGCGAAGATTGCGGCGCTCGGACCCACTAAGCCCGCTGAAATAGAACGAGAGAGTCCAAGCCGGAGATCAGCACCGGCCATCTGCACCCACCTCAAGGCTCGCCATTTCGGCGGGCCTTTTTCATTTCTGGAGTAATGATGGACCCGACCGACCTCGGCCCAGGCACAGCTACCTGGCTGGGCGGAACGGGCACCATTCTGCTGGGTGGCTTCCTGTGGCTGAGGAAATTCCTCTCCAGAGATGCGACCGACCGCGCCATGGACAACGCCGATATCGGCACCGTCCGCAGGCTGAACGAACTGCTCGACTCTGAGCGCCTGGCTCGCAAAGAAGCCGAGGCCCGAGCCGACCAGTTCGCCAAAGAACGTAACGAGCTGGCCGCCGCTGTTGGCCGTATGGAAGGGAAGATTGAAGCCCTGACTGGCCAGGTTGCCCAGCTCACTGACAAGGTGACCAGCCAAAGCGCTGAGATAGCCCGTCTGCGTTCACAGCTCGGAGGTATCAACTGATGGAAAGATGCGTTAGAGACTTCATCGCCCGACGGTGGTGGCGTCGCCTTGAAGTATGGGTGATTGCCTCGCTGCTGGTGACTGGATCGTTTGCTCTGGGCTTCGGTGCGTCGCAATGGTCGCTTGCCAGTTGGTACAGCGCCCAGGTCGCCGAGGTGCGCCGGGGTTACGATGAGGCCACTGTGCAGCGCGATATGCGTCTGAACAAGCTGGCCAAGACTGCGACCGATGCAGCCGTAAAGGTTGAAGGTGCAGCCGGCAAGGCCACCGAAGCGGCAGAGGTGGCCAGCAAGGCCGCTGACAAGGTCAACGAGGCGGTAGAGCGGCAGGCGCCGTAACGCGCCACAAATTCAAACACTGCCATTTCGTGGCGCGGAGAAAGCATGAGTGAGCAAAAATTAATCGATTTGCTTCTCAATGATGGGGAAGGGTAGGCGCGCCGCAGGTAAACGCGGCGCGGATTATTTAAGTTCGGAAAGGCGCTACTTCTCCAGGCATAGCTGGGAACCACAGCCAGTCTCCCTCCTGCAATGGATTGTTGAAGTTGCGCGTCACCTCGAATACGCGATCATCCCCGTTGCTGCCGGTTACGGACAGGACATGCGCTGATTGCCAGCCCTTGAATGGCTCGGTCTTCAGGCCAAGCCATCCTGCGCGCAGCACCGCGGCGCTGGTGTTGTCTGCACCGGTATAAATGGTTCGTTCCCCTGGGTTAAAGGTGAATGGGATACCGATCAATCCGATCGGATCATCATCAGATGTGTAAACCTCAATATCTGCGGTACTTAATTCCACATTGCTGCTCCTTGCGTTTGTTTGACCGTCACTGATACCGGCAACCAGCCACTATTTCAATCATCCTTTCGAATTACTGAGGTAGCTCATGACGGACGCTAATACATTGACTGCGGGCACTGCGCCCAAGGTCGAGGCGATACCAGGGATCGCCAGTGGCTTCGTGCTCGATCCATTGGAGCAAGCCATCGAGTCCACTGTTCGCATGCTGCGTGATGAGCATCAGCAGATGGAGGATATGAATGCCAAGCAGGACACCCCATTAAGTGATCGACTGGGCTCGCACCTCGATGCGTTGCTGGCGATCCAGATCCAGCGCGTGAGCGGCAATGAGGATCGCAGCGGGCCGATGACGCACCAGCAAGTGGAGTGACACATGGCTCGACTGAAGACGCTCGGCAACCGCGTCGCTACGCAAGGCGACCGGGTAACCACTGCGCCACCAGCCACTTGGCGAGCGGGCAAGACCACGGCGAACCAGCGAGGTTACAACTACGCATGGCAGAAAGCGCGCTTGGTCCATCTGGGTGCCAACCCGCTGTGCGTCTACTGCGACCGAGCAGGGCTAGTCGTAGCTGCGTCGGTAGTCGACCACATCATCGCCCACAACGGTGATCAGACACTGTTCTGGGCGCGATCCAACTGGCAATCCCTCTGCAAGACCTGTCACGACAGCGTGAAACAGCGCGAAGAGGCGAAAATTCGGTCGTTTTGACCGGTTTTGGCGTGATTTGCACGGTTTTGGTGCGAAATCGGGCGGTTTCGAGGGGGGGGGCAAAAATATGGGGTTTTTCGGTTACTAGACCGCCCTCGACCGCACGTACAGATTTTTTCCCGCTCAGGATTTTTTGTTAATGGCCCTCACCCCAAAAAAACGCGCATTTGTCGATGCGGTCAGGGGAGGTGCGTCCAATAAAGATGCAGCCATAGCCGCAGGATACGCGGCTTCCAGCGCTGCGCAGGCGGGTGCGAGGCTGGCGAAAGACCCGTTCGTGATGGAGGCTTTAATAGGCCCGGCAGTTAACAAAAAAGTTAACAAATTTGTTAAAGGCAGCTCCCCAGCAGCGGCATCACCCGCGGCACCTGTCGGCGAGCATGGCCAGGCTGAAGAACAGCCCGACGAAGCTTTCGATCTGTCGAAGGCTTTGCGCTTCTCCGACCCGAAAGACTTCCTGCTGGCAACGATGAATGACTTCGAGGCCGAGGCCAAGCTGCGGGTAGACGCAGCGAAGGCGCTGATGCCGTTCATTCATCCACGCAAAGGGGAGAGCGGTAAGAAGGAGACGGCGAAGGACAAGGCCGCTGGCGCCGCTCAGGGCAAGTTCGGAGTGCGTAAAGGCCCGCTCTCGGTGGTGAAATGATGGAGTGGTCGACGTCCTGCACAGACTGGGAGCAGCGCATCGTCGCTCGCCAAAGCCTTATTCCTTTCGAGCCTCTGTTCCCGGATCAAGCAACTGAGGCGCTGAATGTCTTCGGCGACCTGCGCATGGTGGATGCTACCGGCAGCCCTTTGATGTGCGAGACAGTCCGGCCTTGGGTGAATGAATTCGTCGCCGCGATATTCGGCGCATACGACCCATACAGCGGCCGCCGGATGATCAGCGAGTTCATGCTGCTGATCAGCAAGAAGAACGGCAAGTCGACCATTGCCGCCGGCATTATGCTGACTGCTCTGGTACTGAACTGGCGCACCTCGGGCGAGTTCATCATCTTGGCGCCGACCAAGGAAATTGCCGACAACTCCTACATCCCGATCCGAGACATGATCAAAGCCGACGATGAGCTCAAGGCCTTGTTCAAGGTGCAGGATCACCTGCGCACGGTCACTCATTACGAGACAGGTGCCACGCTGAAGGTGGTGGCAGCCGATAGCGAAACTGTCTCTGGTAAGAAAGCCATCGGAGTGTTCATTGACGAGCTGTGGGTCTTCGGCAAGCGAGCGAATGCTGAGGCCATGCTGCGCGAAGCGACTGGCGGCCTGGCTTCAAGGCCAGAGGGTTTCATCATCTGGGCAACGACCCAGTCCGATGAGCCACCTGCAGGCGTCTTCCGGCAGAAGTTGCTCTATGCCCGCCAGGTGCGGGACGGCGTGATAGTCGACAAGTCGTTCTTGCCGGTGCTTTACGAATTTCCGAAACACATGATCGACGCGGGCAAACACCGCGATGTTAAGCACGCGTACATCACCAACCCGAATCTGGGGCTATCGGTAGACGAGCCGTTCATTGAACGCGGCTTTATGCAAGCGCAGATCGACGGCGAAGAGTCGTTCCGTGGTTTTCTCGCCAAGCACTTGAACGTCGAGATCGGTTTGGCGCTGCGCTCTGATCGGTGGGCCGGTGCCGAGTTTTGGGAAGTGCAGGCCAAGCTGCCCGGCCTGACGCTGGACGATCTGATCGAGCGCTGCGAAGTGATCGATATCGGCATCGACGGCGGCGGCCTGGACGACCTGCTTGGGTTTGCGGCAATTGGGCGTGACAAGCACACGCGTCAGTGGCTGTTGTGGACGCACGCCTGGGCTCACCCGTCGGTGCTTGAGCGCCGCAAGGGCGAGGCGCCACGGCTTCATGACTTCGCCAAAGAGTCCCATCTAACCATGGTTCAAGTCATCGGTGATGACCTTGAGGAAGTCGCGGACCTCGCAGCCCGCGTCGAGAAGGCCGGCCTGCTGGATCAGGTCGGCGTCGACCCGGCCGGTATTGGTGGTGTGCTCGATGCTCTGGTCGCGGCTGGCGTACCGCAGGACAAGATCATTGGTATCTCTCAGGGCTGGAAGCTGGGCGGCGCGATCAAGACCACCGAGCGCAAGCTGGCCGAGGGCGGCCTGATCCACGGCGGCCAACCCATGATGGCCTGGTGCTGCGGCAATGCCAGAGTCGAGCCGCGTGGTAACTCGATCCTCATCACCAAGCAGGCTTCGGGCTCGGCCAAGATCGACCCGCTGATGGCCACATTCAACGCGGTATCCCTTATGTCACTCAACCCCGAAAGCAAAGGCGGGATGGATGACTACCTAAACAACGGTTTCTTCGGACTTGTAGGCTGACTATGGCGTCTCATTGGTACAACCCGCTGTCCTGGCGGATGTTCGGCTATGAGGATCCGAAAACCGGCGACTATGTCGAAATGGACATGACGGTCGGTGGCAAGGCAACGAAAGCCGGGGTCAAGATCACGCCTACCAAAGCCATGAACATCAGCATCGTTTGGGCTTGCGTGAAAATCCTGAGTGAAACCGTTTCAGGGCTGCCGCTCAAGCTCTACGACGACAAGGACGGCAAGCGGCAACTGGTGGCGCACAAGGACCGAGCCAGTCGCATCATGCGTAAGCCGAACCCTTTCATGACTCGCCTCAACTTCTTGAAGGCGGTTGTGGTGAACATGGCGTTGCGCGGCAACGCTTTTGCCATCATCGAGCGATCCAGCGGTGGCGATCCTATCGGTTTCACGCTGGTATCTCCGGATGATGTGACGGTCGACACGCTCGAATCTCGCTTAATTTATTACGTGTCGCTCGATGGCAGGCGCGCCCCGGTTTCACCCGAGAACATGCTGCACTTCAAGTTGTTCAGCAGTGACGGGATCAACGGGATGTCGCCGGTCGAGCATCAGGCCGAAACCATTGGCCTGGCAAAGGCCGCGCACGACTGGTCCGCCCGCTTCATGCGCAAGGGTGGATTCACGGGTGGTTACGTCATCTACGACGGGTTCCTGACTGCTGAGCAGCAGGCTCAGGTGATGAATAAGTTTCCCGACGTTCGCAAGGCCGACACCGAGGATCTGGGCAAGATGGCCATCCTGCAGGGCGGCCCGAAAATCGTGCCTGCTGGCCTGACTCAGAAAGACAGCCAGTTCATCGAATCCCAGCAGTTCCAGGAAGAAGCCTTGGCGGGCATCTGGGGCGTTCCGCTTTACCTGGCCAACCGTGCCAGCAAGACCTCGATCATGGGCTCCAACCTGGAACAGCAAACCAGTGGGTTCGTGACGTTTGGCTTGAAGCCTTACTTGGATGCCATCGAAGACGAGTTCAACGACAAGCTTTACGGCGATACAGATCGATTCGTCGAGTTTGTCGTCGAGGGACTGCTGCGCGCTGATAGCGCCGCCCGTGCGACGTACTTCGGAAGCGCCCTAGGCGGCTCTGGCGGTTCGGGTTGGATGACCATTAACGAAGTCCGTGAAAAGGAAAACCTGCCGCCACTGGCGGGGGATGAATATAACCGGGTCACTCGGTGGGAGACGCAGGGCAATGCTGACAAAAATTGAAGTGCCCTTCGAGGTCAAGGCCGTCGATGACGCTGGCAACTTCGAAGGCTATGCCGCGGTGTTCAATAACGTCGACCTGGGCGATGACGTAATCCTGCCGGGCGCGTTTACGAAGGTGAAAACGACCCGTGCCGGGCGCCTGAAGCTCGCGCTTTTCCATGACCTGACGCGGTTGGTGGGTTCGGCCGACTTTACTCAGGATGCACACGGCCTGTACCTCAAAGGCAAGGTGAACCTTGGCGTGAGCTACGCGCGCGACGCTTACGAGCTGATGAAGGAGGGCACGCTGGACAGTATGTCCATCGGCTTCAACACGTTGCTTGCAGCCTACGAAGAGCGCGAGGGTCGTAGCATACGGATCATCAAGCAGGCCGAGCTGTGGGAAGCCTCGCTTGTACCTTTCGGTATGAATCCGGAAGCGCAAATCACCGACGTCAAATCGGACATCAGACTTTTTGAGAAGGCCCTGCGCGATCGCATGGGCCTTTCGCAAAAGGAAGCGGCAGCCGTCGCTTCGCTCGGCTACTCCGCCGTGCACCGTGAAGGTGACACAGCGGCCACGGTGATCGTGGATGAGCTGAAACAACTTTCAACACTGTTCACCCACCATTTTGGAGATTCGCAATGAGCGAAGTGAAAGAGCTGCGCGATTCCCTGGATAAGCAACTTAAAGACGGCTTCCAGGGCCTGCAGCAAAAATACGACCACGTCACTGAAGAGTTGCAGAAAGGCAACACCGTGACGCTGGAAATGAAGTCCAAGATCGAAAACCAGAAAGGCGAACTGGAGCGCGTCATCGAGCAAGTGCAGAAGCTCGAGGAAAAGGGCATTCAGCTGCGCACCCAGGGCGGCGAGAAGAAAAGCTTTATCGACCTGGTGAAGGGTAACGACGCCTACAAATCGCTGCAGCAGAAGAACCAGAATCAGGCGGAAATCGAGGTCACCAAGTCGGACATGGCTTCCATGTCCGAGACCAAGCTGACCAGCGCAGGCCTGGTGCCGACGCAGTGGGACCCGGTTATTCAAGATCGCCCGCGCCAGGAGCTGGTGATTCGCGACTTGATCCCGACCACGCCTGTGACAGGTCAGAGCTACAGCTATTTCCTTGAGAAGCTCCACACCCGTGGCGCAGGCATGGTGGCGGAAGGCGCGGCCAAGCCTTCTAGCGATGTCACTTTCGAACAGAAGACCGACAACGTCCGCAAGATCGCTGTGTGGATGCCGGTGACCGATGAAGCCCTGGATGATATTCCGCAGCTGTACAGCTACATTCAGGAGCTGCTGCGCTACGACTTGAAGCTCAAGGAAGAGGGGCAGATCCTCAAGGGCGACGGCGCTGGCAACAACCTGAACGGCATCATGACCCAGGCCAGCGCCTTCAATGCGCAGCTCAGCCAAACCGGTGACACGGCGATCGACACCGTGCGCCGTTCTATCTATCAGGTGCGTAAGCAGTCTCAGCGTGCGGCTGATGCCGTGGTCATGACTGACCTTGACTGGATGAACATCGAGCTGTTGAAGGATGCGGACAACCGCTACCTGTTCGCCAACCTGCAGGGCCTGGTCACACCAATCCTGTGGGGACGCCCAGTAGTGGTGTCTGACAGCATGGACGAGGGCACCCCGGCTGCCGACGGTACTGCCGCTTCCGGCGGTGAATTCCTCGTCGGCTCGTTCGCCCAAGGCGCCCGCCTGTACGACCGCATGGCGTACACCGTGAAGGTAGGTTGGATCAATGACGACTTCGTGAAGAACCAGCGTGTCGTGCTGGTAGAGGAGCGTCTTGGCCTGGCCGTTCGCCGCCCTTACGCGTTCGTGAAGGGCCGCTTTGCAGTCAAGTGATCGAACCCATCCGCTCGGGGCCTTAAGGCCCCTTTTTTTCGAGGTACGTTATGAAAATTCGCACTCTGTGGGGGTTTGAGGGTAATGCGGCCAAGCTGGGCACGGACAGTGATCGTGTACGCGCAGGCGTAGTGTTCGATGAGGCTGACGACGAATATGCCCACGTTCTGATCGGCAAAGGCCTGGCTGAAGAGGTTGACGGCAAAACCACTCCCAAGGCCAACAAGCAAGCCAAGCCGGAAGAGAACAAGTAAATGATCGAGCTATCCCTGGTGAAAACGCACCTGCGTGTTGACCACATCGAAGAGGACGTTCTGATTCAGGGGTACATCGACGCGGCGCTGGCGCATGTCGAACAGCATTGTGACCGGGTGCTGGTGGAAGCCGACCCTGTGCTGCCTGAACAAATGACCCTCACCAAGGACATCCGTCAGGCAGTACTTCTGCTGGTAGGTCATTGGTATGCAAATCGCGAGGCGGTTGTGATCGGCACGATTACCTCTGAGGTTCCATTGGCCGTCGAACGCCTGCTTTGGTACAGGAAGCGATTCTAATGAGAGCAGGCTCAATGCGACACCGTCCTACGCTCTACAAGCCTGCGCGGGTCAAGAATCGAACCGGTGGTTTTGACGACACCTGGATAGAGTCCGGCCAGCTTTGGGCCGATATCACGCTGCCTACCGGCCGCATCCAGGCCGTTGCTGAAAAGCTTTCTGCGGTGGTTACCGCAGAAGTCCGGGTCAGGCCACGGCCGGACCTGATTGCAGGCTGCCGCCTGGTGAATAGAGGCGTCACCTATCTGATCGTGGCTGCACTGCCAGACAACGAGCTTTCAATGCTCCGTTTGCTCTGCACCAACGTCCCCAACCCTTGAGGAAATCCCATGAAAGTTCGAGCACTTGCCAGCTTGTCCGGCGCCGTAGGCGACCAGGCTGAAGGCGATGAATTCAGCGTCGACGCTGCCAGGGCGAAGTCCCTGATTGATCGCGGCCTGGTCGAAGAGGTCAAGGACACCCCTGTCCCGAAAGCCGACAAGGCAAAGGAGTAACCCATGGCTCGCCGGTCCCGTATGTCCGGTGACTTCAAGCTACGCCGGACGCTGCGCAACATCCATCAGAATATGGACAACGAGCTGCGCCCGGCCATGCAGGAGGCTGCCAACAAGATCCTGGCCACCATGAAGTCGACCATCCCTCGGGACACGGGCGAAGCGGCTGGCGCCCTGACGGCGTTTGTCTCCAAAAGTGGCCTGGATGCACAGATCGGCATCCGAGGCAAAAAGGACAACCGCCGATTCTTTTACCTTCGGTTTCTGGAATATGGCACCAAGGGCTATGACGGGAAAAAGCGCGCGGGCAACCGTAGCCGTTCGGTCAAGAACAAGTCGGACGGCTCAACGTTTTTCGGCAAGTACCCGCGCATACCTGCACTGCCAGCTCATCCGTGGTTGCGGCCTTCGCTGGACGTTAACCGGGAGGTGGTGATGGCAGACATCCGCGCCGCCGTGAATCGAACGCTGAAGAAGGCCAGCCAGGGAGGTAGCGATGGCTGATCCGTCCGTTGCCCTGCAGGTCGCACTTTTCGAGCGGCTACAGGCCGAGGTGTCGTGCCCCATCTACGATGGCGCACCGCTGGACACGCCAATGCCGTATGTCTCAATCGACCGGGAAATCTCGACCAACACCAGCCCTATCGCCGGGCGCAAGCGTCAGCAGCGCCTGCTCTACCTGACCGTCTGGTCGGATGCGCATGGCCAGGCCGAGGTCAAGCGTATCAACGCTGAAGTGACCGCCGCGCTTGATGAGAGGCCGCTGCCGCTGGAAGTTGGCAGGGCAGTGTCTGTGCGCGTCGAGCGCGCCGACTCACAGCGTGATGCCGACGGCGTCACGTACATGGGCGCTATTACGGTCCGCGTCATCACCACTCACTGATTCAACATCTGCCGCCTCGCGGCTTTTATCCAATGTGCCTTTTGGAGGATTTTCCATGGCCGACGACAATTTGAACACCGCTGCAGGCTGCCGACTTGGCCTCGGCACCAAGACCGGCGCCGATACAGAAGCCGATTACAAACAGGACGTTTACGTCGACGTTGGCGAAATCGAAGACCTGGGCGAGTTTGGCGACACCTTCAGTTCGGTGACCTTCACGTCGCTGAAGGATGGCCGCGTGCGCAAGTACAAGGGTACTGCCGACGCTGGCGACATGACGCTGACTGTCGGCCTGGACAACGGCGACGCGGGTCAGAAGGCCGTGAAGGTTGCCCACAAGGACCGCTCCAAGGGCGACTACAACATCAAGGTCACGTTGAACGACGGTGATGCGACGGCCACTCCGGTCGTGCTGCCGACCACTTTCTACTTCCGCGTGAAGGTGATGAACAACACCGTTGCGCCTGGCGCAGCTGACAACGTTGTGCGCCGCAACATCACCATGGGCATCAACTCCGATGTCATCGAAATCGCTGCCGGCCCTGCCGCCTGATCGGGTGAAACATGAGCAAGACATTGCACGGCAACATCGATCTTGTCATTGGCGGGGCCACCTACCAACTGCGGCCAACCCTGGCTGCTGTCCGTGCTATCGAGGCCCGTTTCGGCGGACTCCGAGGTGCAGCCAGCGCGCTGCATCAGGTCAGCGTGGACGGCGCCGCGCTGATCATCGCTGCAGGTGCCAACCTGACTGAAAAGCAAACGGAAGGCCTGGCAGAGGCGGTATGGCAGGCGGGCGTAGCAGACATGACCCCGCAGCTGAACGATTACCTGGCGGCCCTGTACAACCCGCGTGGTGGTGAGCCGGGAAAGGAGCCGCCGACGGAGTCAGCGCCGTAGAGGCGGGGAGCTACGTCGATCGGCTTTACGCGGTGGCCACCGGCTGGCTCGGTTGGTCACCGCAAGTGGCGTGGCATACCTCGCTGCCCGAACTGTTCCTCGCGATGGACGCGAAGATCGAGTGGGCACGAATGACCAGCCCGTTCCCCAGCAGCACCCAGTCCAGCCCCCAATCCAAACCCAAGCCGGCGACCGTCGCTCAGAAGCTGCGTATGGCGCTCACAGGCAAGGGCAGCACATAACGTTTTTCCGGAGTTCTACACGTGGCCGATACCGACGTCCAAGGCATGCTGGTTCGCATCGAAGCCACCACGGCGCAGCTGCGCCAGGAGCTGACCCGCTCGGAAGGCTCGGTGTCGAGCACCGCTCATAACATCGATCAAAGCCTGGGTCGGATCGACAACGCTTTCGACCGAGTGAACGCCAGCGCCCAGACGGTGGGTCGTGCGGTCACATCAGCATTCGATCAGATCGGCGCCGGCAACCTGGCCGCTGCTGGCTCGATCGCCGGGTTGGTGGCGCTGACGACCACCACCATCGATTACGCGAAAGAGGTCAAGAACCTTTCCGCGCTATCGAACACCACGGTCGAAGACTTCCAGCGCATGAGCTACGGGGCGAAGACTGTAGGCATTGAGCAGGACAAGTTGGCCGACATCTTCAAGGATACCAATGACCGAGTCGGCGAATTTCTGCAGCGTGGCGGCGGCGAGATGGCTGATTTCTTCAAAGAGATTGCGCCAAGGGTAGGGGTGGCCAGGGAGCAATTTGCCAATTTGTCCGGACCCCAAGCTTTGCAGCTCTATTACACGTCTCTTGAAAAAGCTGGAGCGAATCAGCAGCAGCTCACGACCTTCATGGAGGCAATGGGTGACGAGTCTACGGCGCTGATTCCGTTGTTGCGAAACAACGGCAAAGGCTTCAAGGATTGGGGCGATCAAGCAGATCGTACGGGCAAAATAATTTCTGAATTCAACATCAACCGCCTCGTCGCTGCTGGGCAGGCTATTTCCGGTTTGAAAGCAACCTTCTCCGGGGCGGCCAACCAAATCACCATCGGCCTGCTGCCAGGTATCGAGAGCATCACCAAGTCTCTACAGGGCCTTAGCGACAACGGCGGCGCTAAGCGCCTGGGCGAGACGATCAGTTTTCTGGCCGAGAACGTGGATGTACTGGTCGCAGCGCTGGGCGGCAAGATGGCGGCGGCTTTCGCCAAGTTCGCCATCGATGCGGTCGCATCGTCTGCGACGGCTACCAAGGCGATGCTCACCAACATTGCCACCACCAAAGCTTCGGCCATTGCCAAGGCCGAGGAAACGGCGGCGTCGGCGGCGGCTACTGCGGCCAAACTACGCGAATCAGTCGCAGCGTACTCGGCAGCTCAGGCGCTGGAGGCGGAGACAATCGCGCGGCTCGCCCAGGTGCAAGCCGCGCGCCAGGCGCTCGCCTATCAGGCCAGCCTGGCTGTGGGCACGGTGGAAGAGACGCGATACACCGCAGCGCTGGCCGCTATGGACGCTGAACTGGCGGCCGCCAAGACGGCGGCAGCTGCTGCCACCCAGCGCCTGACGATCGCTACTGCTGCGTCTTCGTCGGCGATGGCTCGCGACACAGCAGCAACGACTGCCAACGCTGCGGCTCAGACTCAAGCTGCTGCCGCCAAGAACGTGCTGGCGCGGGCGAGTTCATCGCTGCTGGCGCTGCTGGGCGGCCCTGCCGGGATCGCGGCGCTGGCGATCGGCGTCGGCGTGGCGTTCCTGGCCATGGGTTCCAATGCCCAGACCGCCCGCACGGACGTGAACGACCTGAAGCGGTCGGTCGAAGAAGTGCGAAAGGAGTTCGCACAGCTGACCCGCGACCAGCAGCAGGGCGCACTCGTGCGTGTCACCGAGCAGCAACGCGACTCGGCCAAGGAAACTGCAGATGCATTCGAGGGCCTACGCACGTCGATGCAGCGTGCGCTCATTGGGCCGCGCTCCAGCGAAGCCGGTGGCAAACAGTTCGCAGCGTTGGCGAGCAGCATGGACGAAGCCAGGAAGGCGGGACAACCGCTTTCCGACACGATTCTCAAGGTTGGCCAGTCGCTTGGCATTCCTCAGAAACAGCTGGACGGCTGGGTTAAACAGTCCGAAGCGGTCAGCACGCTCGACGTTAATACCAACCTGCTGGCGGCACGCCAGGCGCTGTACACCAAGCAGCTCGACGGCAGCACCGAGAGCACGAAGGAAAAGAATAAAGTCGATATTGCCGCCGAGAATGCCGGCAAGAACTTCCAGCAGACGCTGGAAAAGCAGATCCACTCGCTCAAGGACAAGACGAAGCTCGAGGAAGCCGACCGGTTTATAACCGAAAACAAGATTGATCCGCAGAGCGCGCTCGCAAAGCAGATTCGCGATACCGCCAAGGCCTACGACATCCAGAAGGACTCGGACAAGTCTGCGACCGAGGCAGCGCAAAAAAGTAAGGAAGCCCACAACAAGCTCGAGCAACAGCTCAAAACTGCGGCTGATGCCTACGCCAAGCTCAAGGAAAGCTTCGATCCGGTCAGCGCGGCGGCGGATGAGCAGGCGAAAAAAACCGAGGAACTGCGGCTGCTTTACAAGTCCGGGAAGATTTCCACGGAAGAGTACGGGCAAGGTCTGCAGTGGCTGCAACAGCAGTATGACCAGACCGTAGCGTCGGCCAGCGGAATGGCTGAAGCCATGAAGTACGAGGCCGACCTGCAGCGCCAGCTCGCTATTGCTACCGCGTCTTATCAGCAGACAGCCGCAGCAGTCGGCATGGGCAGCAAGGACGCGGAGCGCGCGCAGGCTCGTCTGTCGCTGGAGCAGGACACCAACAACAAGATCAAGGATTTGCGAACCGAACTGGCGAAAGCCACTACTGATGATCAGCGTCGGGAATTACAGAAACAGATCGATCTGACCGAAGAGTACGGTCCGAAGCTAGTTCAAGCGATGCAGGACGGCTGGCAGAAGTTGAATGAGGCTCAAAGCGATTGGTCGAATGGTGCGAGCGCTGCGTGGCAGAACTACCGGGACGACGTTGCCAATATCGCCGGACAAACCCAGTCGCTCATTTCTGACGCGTTCGACGGCGCCGAGGATGTTCTGACTGAGTTCGTCAAAACCGGGAAGCTGTCTTTCAAAAGCCTGGCTGACTCCATCGTCGATGATTTGATCCGCATCCAGGTGCGCAAGGCGCTGGTCGGCGCCGTGTCGTCTTTTGCCAGCAGTGGCCTGGGATCGGGTATTGCCTCGGTGTTTCAGGCCGATGGCGGTGTCTGGGATCACGGCGTGCAAAAGTTCGCCAAGGGCGCCGCCTTCACCAACTCCATCGTCAACACACCAACGCTTTTCGGTATGGCTGGCGGCAAGACCGGCATGGCGGGCGAGTCAGGGCCGGAGGCGATCATGCCCCTTACGCGAGCTGCCGACGGCTCCTTAGGGGTCCGCATGGTAGGTGGTGATGGCGGTGGCGCCAGTACCGCGACGAGCTCGACCGCGCTGGGAAGCGTTACCCAACACTTCACCTTCCAGGGTAACGCTGACGCCGTATCGAGGGCCGAGGTCAGGCGCGCTGCGCAGGAGGGCGCACAGGCGGCATATCAAATGGTTCTTAACGATTTCAAAACCAACGGGCCAGCCCGGCAACTGATCAAACCCTGATTACCAGCATAAGGAGGCGTCATGGCGCTTGATTGGCCTGAATCGCTTGAGCCATCGCAAACAACATGGGGTGTCACTTACAACAACCGCGCATTCACTTCCATTCTTTCGAACTCACAACAAATCCTTGGCTATCCCGGCGCGTACTGGCTCTGCACGATGAACTTCGGTGTTTTGTTTGATGAGGACGAACGGGAGCTCACCTCTTTAATTGGGAGGCTGCAGGGTATGTATGGAACGGTGAACATTCCTGCAATCACCCGAACTCGGCAGGACGATATCGGTGCTGCCGTAGTGGTGTCAGGATTTTCACAAGCCACGTTCATGACCATTGGCGGCGTGACACCCGGTGCCAAAGTGTTTTCGATGGGGGACTACATCACGATAGGTGGGGAGATGTTCGAGGTTGTGCAAGACGCCAGATCTACCGCGGATGGGAAAGTTCAGGTTTCGCTCAACAAGCGCATTCGAAAAACCCTTGCGGTCGGCGCCCACGTCGAGTACCGCAACCCCTATTCGGAGATGCGCCGTTTGGACGACACCCATCAGGTCGTTCAGGATCCATTGGTATCCACCAGCACGTTGCAATTCAGGGAGGCGTTCTGATGCCCGCAGCATTTCCTTTCAGTCAGCGTGTGGTGGATATCATCGCCACTGGCAAGTTCATGCCGGTCTACGCCGTGCAGCTGGACTTCGCCGATGGCATGGTCTTCGCGCATACGGGAACCGGTGAGCTGGTTGTCGACGGGGTTACTTACGAAGGCGTGGGCAATTTCGGACAGGTCAGCCAATCGAAAGAAAGCGACAACTCTGGTTCGCCCATGTCGGTGGAGCTGACGCTGAGCGGGCTGGACTCCTACATCATCTCCGAAACCAACGTGCGCGGCTGCCGGGGCCGAATGGCCAAGGTCATCTTCGTGGTATTCGACGAGGCCGGCAACTACGCCGCTGACATCCTGTTTTCTGGGCGCATGGACGCCGCCAAATTCTCGTTCGCAGGCAATGGCCAGGACGGCAACACCATCACCGTGCCGGTCATAGACCGCATGGCCGAGTGGAGCCGCACCGGCACCGAGCGCTGGACGGACGAAAACCATCGCGCCCGGCACCAGGGCGACCGCTTCTTCTACGCAATCGCGCAAATGTCCGAATGGCCCATCTACTGGGGGTCTGCCAAGGATGCGCCGACCTTCACCTACGGAAATTAGCTATGCGCCATCGAGACTGGACTACGCGTCTGAACGACGTGATCAAGGCTGCCCAAGGGCGGCCTTTTTCATGGGGCGAATTTGACTGTTGCCTGTTCGCTGCCGACTGCTCGACCGCCGTGTGCGGTGTCGATCCAGCAGAGCAATACCGTGGCACCTACAAGACCGAGGCTGGAGCCAAGCGCGCGCTGAAGAAACGTCACGGCAGCCTGGAAGCTGCATGGGACGCCTGCTTTGCAAGGGTGGCTGTCCCGTTCATCCAGCGCGGCGACGTCGTGATGTACGAAGCACCGGCAGGTCGCAGCATGGCCGTGTTCTGGGCCGGTGATTATTGGGCGACGACCGATGACGGCGTTGCGCGCGTTGTGTGTGAGCCGCTGGCGGCGTGGAGGGTTGAGTAATGCCAAGTGGCGTAAAGAAAATTGCCCAGGTCGCCGTCGGTGCTGTGATTGGCTTCGTACAAGGCGGCCCGGTGGGCGCTGCGATAGGCGCTGGCCTGGCCTTCTACGCGGCATCGCAGCAGGAGAAACTCAACACCAAGTCACCCCTTCGCGACAACGAGCCGTCCGCACAGACGGTGAGGTCGTCTAAAGCGCCGATCCGATTCATCCTCGGCCGTGTGTCCACTGGTGGCGTGCTGGTTTGGGCGCAGGAGCAGTCCGGCACGCTCACAGAGGGCGAGCAAATCCACCTTGTGTACGTGCTATGTGAAGGCGCTATCGATGCATTGGAGAACATCTACCTCGGCGAGGAAGAGATTGGTTCGTTCGGTGAGTTCGCCAGCTATGAGCTGGTCGTCAACCCGACAGAAGTGAACGCATTCCTCAAGGCCAACTGCCAGGACTGGAAGGACAGCCAGATCGGGCGCGGCCTGTCGTTCGTGCGCATTACCCTGAAGTACAGCGCCGAGAAGTTCCCGTCTGGCATCCCTGATACCAGCTTTGTGCTACGTGGCCGGAATGACATTTACGACCCGCGAACCGGCAACAACATCTACACCGCCAACACCGCGCTGCACATTCTCTGGTTCCTGCGTAACCGCTGTAACGTTCCGGACGACGAGATAATTTTTGAGACCTTCGCGAGTGCGGCCAACGTCTGCGACGAAGCCCTGACTAACGCCGACGGCTCCGTGAGCCAGCGCTACCGTACCGGTTGCGTGATTGGTGCTGACGAGCAGCGTCCGGGCGTGTTGCAGAAGCTGGAAGCGTCATGCGCTGGCAAGCTGATCCGCGTCGGCGGCCGCTGGATGCTCCAGGCAGGCGCCTACTACGGCCCGTATGACTTCGAGATCACCGAAGACATGATCATCGGCACTGTGTCCGGCAGCACCGAGTCGACGAACGATTCGGCAATCAACACCGTGCGCGGCACGTTCATCGATCCCGAGCAGTCCTGGACCGAGACGGATTACCCAGAGGTCAGCGTTTCCGAATGGATTCTTGAAGACGGCGGCGAAGCTGCCGAGACGATGACTTTCTCGTATGTGACCGACGCTTATCAGCCTCAGCGCCTGGCGAACATCGCCATGCGCCAACGCCGCGCTGGTGGGGCAATCAGCCTGCCTATGAACTTCTCAGGCTACAACTGCCGGCCGGGTCGCGTCGTTCGCGTGAACCTGCCATCACTGAATATCCTTGGCGAGTTCATTGTCTCTGACTGGTCGATGGGTGACAACGAAGGCTGCACTGTTCAGGTCAAGCAGTACGAGGCGGCAATCTTTGATGACGCCGTGGGCCAGCCTTACAACCCGCTGGGCTTCATCAACCTGCCAAGCGGCGGGCTTGGTTCGCCCACCGGGCTTGCATGGTCGGCTGGCGATGCTGCTGAGGTGGTGCAGGGCGTTCTGTCGTGGGTTCCGCCGCAGGGCATCGTCACCTCGTACGTGGTAACGGTTCGCCAGGGCGGTGGTGTCGCGCAGTCACGCTCGGTGCCCGCGACGGCCAACACGCTTGCCATCAACGGATTGGCGTCAGGCACATACACAATGAGTGTTGCCGCCCTGGGCCCAATGGCCCGATCTGGCGAGGAGAGTATATCGGTAAGCATTCAGGGGCCTCCTATCCCTGAGTCGTGCGTGGTGCAGTCCTCGATCGACAGCATCGTGCTGATCCCGCAGAACCCCAACCACGGGCTGAACGGTGGCACCTACGAGTACTTCTTCAGCACCAACCCGAACGCAACATCGGGCACGGCGCAGTACCTGGGGCAGGGCCTGTCGTTCACTCACAATGACCTTGCGTTCTACACCAACTATTACTACTTCATCCGCTCGACCAACGCATACGGGAAGAGCGCATTCCTTTATGTGCCTACGTCGACATCAAACGATGTGTCGGCCTATCTGGCGGCCTTTGCCGGAAAGGTCACGAAGACGGAGCTCGGGCAGGAGCTGCTGGATGAAATCGAACTGGTCTCTGGTGACGGCCCCGGCTCAGTCAATGAGCGCCTGAAAGAGCTGAAGGTCGAGATCGGGGAAATCACCGACGCTCTGGTCTACGTGCCGACCGATGCCTACGTGCGGGACAACACCGTGCGCGTGGGTGAAAACCTCTGGACAGCCATAGCGCCAGTGCCAGCGGCGGCCAACGGATCGAATGGTCCGCCGAACCCGGCTTACTGGGTCAACACGGGGCAGTCGATCCGGTCGGCTAATGCCCAGGCTGATCAGGTTTCCAAAAACACAGCCAACATCGAGACGGTGAACGGCAGGACCACGGCGACCGCCATTCAACTCCAGGCGGTGCAGGCGCAGTACCGGGCCGACAGCGGTGAAGGCGATCTGCTCGATGCTCTCAAGGGATGGGACAGCACGGCCAGTTATGCGCAGGAAGTGAAGGTCAGGACCGAGCAAGACTTTGCCCAGGCACAGCGCACCACGTTGCTGGATGCTCGGGTTGGCAACAATGAGTCGAAGATCAGCATCGTTGAAACCACGACCGCCAATGATCGTGAGGCAACGGCTCAACGAATCACCAACCTGACAGCGACAATCAACTCTAACCAGGAGGCTACACAGGCCGCAATGCAGGCCGAGTCTAGTGCCAGGGCAGACGCCGATGGCGCGTTGACCAAACAGGTGACCACTGCGCAGTCGACAGCCAACGGGGCGACCGCCAGTGCCGAAACTGCGACCAAAACGGTGTCGGCGCTCGGCGGCAAGGTTTCATCGCTTACAACCATAAAAACGTCCACCACGGTTGGTGGCCGCACGGTGATGGCCGGACTGGCCATAGGTGTCGAAGGGCAGCAGCAGGAGTCGCAAATTCTGGCGTATGCCCAACGCTTCGCAATTCTTGATGAGTCGAGCGGGACCCTCATTGTTCCTTTCGTTGTTCAGGGCGGGAAAGTGATTATGGACTCGGCAGTGATTGGGGATGGCACTATAACCAACGCCAAGATCGGTAACGCCATTCAATCGAATAACTATGTTCCGGGAGTATCTGGGTGGAAGTTGTTCTTCGATGGGACCTTTGAAATCAACTCAAGCCTGGGTGACGGTGGTCGTCAGACCATCAATGGTCAAGGCGGCAAAGTCTTTGACCAGAACCGTCTCCGCTATCAATGGGGGAACTTGGCGGTATGAGTTACGGAGCCAGAGTTTGGGACGAAAACGGGAACTTGGTCATGGACACGACCACGTTCACTTATCAGGTGATTTGGCAGGGGGTGATTGATTTCAGTGACACGTCCGGATCAACGGCAAAGGTAATCACGCTGAGCATACCTGCCTTTGATCCGGCGAACTGCGTCTTCATGGTCATCCCCACAAGGGCGCAGGACATTCAGTCAGCTGAAGGCGATGCCACCGGCAACACCAAGTCCTACCCCTACGTTACAACATCGGCCGGTCAAGTTGTTTTGAGGTCGGCCAATCCGTCCGCAAATCTGGGCAACACCAACCAGACTCGCATTGTCGCGAAAGGCTTCGCAGTGAGGTTTAAGACATGAGTTTTGGCGTCATAAGCATCAACGACAGCTCTTTCGTGCAGATTGATTCGGAAACACCTCGGCTTTGCGTGCTCACGAAGGGCAGTTATTCAGGAACCACAAACGCGAACGTCACCTTTCCGCGCGCGGTAACTAGCGCTGACCCGCCGCTGGTATTCATCAGGCCTGATCAAAACGGCATCGTTCAGGTGCCGATATCGGTGTGGTTCACAGGCGGGCCTGGCAATTGGACAGGCTTCGCAATGAAGGCTTCAAACGTCCAGAGCTCGCTGAGCGGTCAATACTTCATTGCCGCGTGGGCGTCTATGGGGACAGCGTCTTTCGGAATGCGTATCTGGGGGCCGGGCGGCGAGCTTGTATATGACAGCGGGGCACCGCCAGTCGTCGTCACGTTCGCTGCTGGTAACTGGACATATGTGGGCAGCGAGCAACTAAGCGTTGGCCAGCGCTACAGGTGGAGCATCGACAAGTTGCTGGGAGTTGGCGAGTTCATATCCATCAACTCATTTGCGTTTCATTGCCACAATGGTGCGAATGGCGGTGGCTGTGCTATCGGCGTCGATTACGCAAACTCAAAAATAATGCTTTATAGCCTCGCTACAACTGCCTGGACCGATCAAGGTCACCGTCCTTTCCTTTGTGCAAAACTTACCGCCTAAATCAGGGCGTTTTAAATTAGGAGTTTTAAATGCCTTGGTATAAAGCCGGGACGGTTTCCGTCACCCAAAATTCGAACGCCGTCATCGGTAGTGGCACGGCCTTCATTGCAAATAGCCGAGTAGGCGATGGCTTTCGAGGCCCTGACGGCGGCTGGTACGAGGTCACAAACATTGCCAGCGATACGGCGATGTCGATCTCGCCAAACTATCAGGGCGCATCGAACGGCGCTGGCGGTTACGCGTTGGCCCCGCTGCAGGGATACGTCAAGGATTCTGCCGATGCGCTGCGGGCGCTGGTCAACCAGTTCGGCACGAAGCTCGCTGCGCTGGGCACCACCGGGAACTACGACATCCTGCCGGTATTAAAGGGCGGGACCGGCGCTACTGATGGCGCTTCAGCACTTACAAGCCTCGGCATGAAGGGTGGCGCGTACGACGCCCTGATCAAAAGCATCGGCTTTCGAGGTGCCCCGGTCGGCTACAACGTGCAAGGCCTTTACATGGGCTGGAACGGCAACGGCGACGGAGGTGCGAACTACATCTGCAACCGTGGCGCTGGCCTCGGCGGGCATGCATGGTGGTCCGTGAACTCGGACAACACGGCAGCCGGCCCGGTAATGACCTACTCCTATGGTGGATTACTGACGGTGCAACAAGTGTCAACGACTCTTGTCTCCACCAATCAGATCAACGGATTGACCACGCCTATTACTTTGGCTCAGGGCGGAACTGGCGGGAAAGATCAAGCTACGGCCCGCAATGCGCTGGGGCTTGGAGCGGGCCAGGCGCCCGTGTTTGCAGGCTTGGATATCGCGGGGCGAGCTTCATCTTACGGCATATGGTGTCGTACAGGATTCAGTGGGAGCAAAGGCGGAACTGTCTATAACTTCAACTGGACCGGTAATAATGTCGATGTATATATCGACAGCACCTACGTGGGGACAATGACGCTTTTTACGTCTGATTACCGGATCAAGAAGTTCATTAAGGAACTAAAGGTCCCGTCCTATTTGGACAGGATTGATGCCTACCGTCTTGTGACTTACGAGCGAAAAGTATTTGGCGATGTTTTCCGAGGCGACGGCAGAGTCTATCAAGGCCTGATCGCTCACGAAGCCCAAGAGGTTAACCCGCTTGCCGTGACTGGAGAAAAGGACGGCGTGGATGAAAACGGTAACGCACGTATTCAGCAACTTGATCCGATGGCCTTGATCACCGACCTGATGGGAGCCGTCAAGGAACTGCGCGCCGAGGTTATAGCGCTCAAGGCTGCTGCACAGCCAGCGCCCGAACCTGACGCCGCATAACGCCAGAACAGCAGCACCCGCA